TCAGTGAGCGAACCCTCCACCCACTGGTAACCGAACGGATGCAGCAGCCACGTGTTGCGTTCCCACAGGGTTTCTTGACCGCCGCCGTTGCCGGTGGAAGGCGAACGCTCCACTTCGGCCGGCACAGTCGGGGTGCCCTTGCCGAAGCCGATGAAGCCAGCGCCGAACAGGAACGACGTGTAGACGAAACCGTTCGTGCCGCCAGCGACCACCGGCAACGTGTCATCGATCACGACGCGACGGCCCAGGTACGTGGGAACCACGATGCCGCCTTCGCTGTCTTCCTTGAAATCGATGTCGTTGTTTTTCACCAGTCGCGCCATCACGACGCTATGCACCGCAAGCGTCGTCAGGTTTTCGACTTGATCGCCCAGGGTGTATGCGGCGTTCACGAAGGTGTCACGCGAAATCAGGTTCGCGGAAGTCGCCGACAGGCCAGCAGCAATGGACACATCGATGCCCATGTCGCCGCTGTTGCCGGCAATGTTGTCGGCGACAATGCCGGTTGCGATTGCCAGAATGCGGCGATTGAACTGCCGTTGGAAGTAGGTACCGGTACGGTTGCGAATGCGCTGCATCGGGTTTTGGCCCAGCAGTTCCGCCACGAGGTCCATGCTGGACCATCCTTGGTTCACATACGCTTTCCGGGCGTTCCATTGGCCGGTGCCAATCTTTTGCGGCACGGCGATGTCTGCCGGGTCGTCGTTGCTGTAGTTGACTTCGACCGTTTGATCGAGGTCTTTCCAGAAAGGAACGGTGAACGAATCGGACGGGCCGTCCGCCATCTGGTCCATGAGCGGGGTACGCGTCACGACACCGGATTGAACGAATGCCGAATTCTCGATGTTGTTGACGGCCGCATACGAGGTGTAGACGGCGGGGATGATGACATCCGACAGTTGAACGGTAGCCATTTGCGGTGCTCTTTCAGGTTGGCGGTTAGACTTGTTGCGGAAACAACTTGCGGAATTGCGCGGGGTCTTTCTTGTACAACTCCACGCGTTCAGCTTCGCTGTATTCGCTCGGCTTCTTGGCAGCACCGCCGCCCTGGTTTCCAGAGGCACCGCCCCCGGAAGCTTTCGACGCCCGAATGATAGCAGCAAATTCCTTGTTTGCAACGAATTCCGCTTCAAGGTCCGCGAGCGTTGAAGCGGACGGCTTGCCGTCGCTACCAAGAACCCTCGTGGCCGGCTCGTCACCTTCAAGGTCCACTTCCAGGCGACTGCGAATGTGCGGCAGCAGCAGCGACGGCGAGTCACTGAGCTTCGATGCCAGCGACTGTGCAACGTTGTCCACCAGCGTTTTGCGGATGAACGCTTCACGCTGCTTGATGGTGGAGTTTTTCGTTTCTTCCAGCTTCAGAAGCTTCGCCTTGTAGGAATCTTCAAGCGCCTTGATGTCGCCGCGATTGGCGTGACCGCTGGCCTTTGCTTCTTCAAGCTCACGCTTGGCGGCTTCAGCTTCTTCCTTCGCCTTGCGAGCGGCTTCCTTTTCACGGTCGCGAGCGCGACGAAGTTCGCCAGGGTCTTCGTAGTCTTCGAGGTCCAGCACGTAGACTTCGCCGCTTTCCTTATATTCTTTCTTCATGTCATCCGAAAGTGCGGCATATGCTTCTTTCGTAATCGTGCGCTTCATTGCCATGATAGGAACTTCCTATGTTTGATCGCGTACCACGCGACCGGGGTTATGCCCACAGATGGGCGGGTCACTGAGCCGCGTTGTTTGGCGGCTGCTTGTTGTTTGGATTGTTTGGGTCTTGATTCAGCTTGCCAGTTGCTTCAGCCAGCGCACCGGCTGCGGCGGCAGCATCCTTCGCCTTCTGTTCGCGATCCTTCGCAAGTTCTTCTTCAGCGGCCTTGTCGTCAAGCGTTGCGACGCCAGAATCACGCAACGAACGACGCATTTCGCTGAATGTGATTGCACCGGCCGTCCATTCGGCGACAAGCTGCGTGCGCTCTTGCGGCGTCATGCGATTGATTGCAAAGTCGGTGTTCAATTCAAATTGAATCGCGCCGTCCGGGCCGACAGTATCGGGCGCACCGACAAAACGCGCAGCAAATTGCAGCGCCAACAGATAACCGGCAGTGACGTTCTTTGCAGCCGTTGCGAGAATTGAAGTTTCGCTTTGGCTTGTCACGTTCACTTCGGTCGCGGTTTGTTGGACGCTCTTGTCTTCAATTAGCTTTGCGCCAATCGCTTTCATTTGGCGTTCTTTGTGTTCCATGCCTTCTTTTGCCATGGTGTTCGGCGCCACCTGCAAAATTTCAGCGCTTGCGTGTTCAGGCAACGCAATTCCAGAACGCGAGCCGACAAGAATTTGACCCTTCATTACCTTCGTATACCAATGTTCGGTAAGGCCGCTCATGACATACGTAGGCTGTCCGACTGTGAACAAACTTTCTTCGTAGTCGGCGCTATTGCGGTAATGCGCAACGTTCAATTCCGCAAGCGCTGCAAGCGGTGCAGGATCGGGCGAAGGATCGTTGTTCACCGCACCGATGAACGTGAATGGAATTTCGTTGAACGGGTTGCCGCTGGCGTCAAGCGGCATCGCGTCTTCAGTCAAAATGTGGGTAAGTTCCATCTTGGGCGGAACTGTTTGCGCTGTGCCGGGCGGCGGTGCGACTTCCGCATCCCGATGAATCTCGGTCACATATTGGTCTTGTTCGTTCAACTTCAAAACGCGGTATTGCACGCGTTCTTCGTACTCGAATTCATCAAGCTTGTGTTGATACTTTTCGACAAGCACGACAAGGCTAAGAACCTGTTTGGCGCCTCGCTTTTTCGTTTGCCAGTTGATGATATTTTCCGGTGCGTAAGCGTTGATTGTCGGCTTGATATCACCAGCAATGATTTGCGCTCGGGTTGCCGGCGCGCTTGTGCGCGGGTAATCGACAAACAGGCCACAACGACCCATCGAAACGGTATATTGCAGCGTTTCTTTCGAATGCTGTGTAAGCGTCACGCCGCTGCCGTTGGCGTCTTCGTTGACGGTTTTCAGCAATTCCGGCAAGTTGATTTCAGGGTCATTCGTGAAGACTTGACCGACAACGCCGTTCAAGGTGCGCGACGTGACATCGTAGAAAACAGCGCGCTTCAAATAAGCGTTATACCGTTCGGTATTCTCGGTGCTCAAGTCTGAAGCGTTCGGGCGCGGCAAATACACTTCGCCACGCGCTTTGACTTGTTGTTCCAAACAATCGCGAATCAGTTCGTAAATTGGCAGCAGCTTCAAAAGCTCAGGACGCATGAAACGAACGTTACCGGCCATGTTTGTTCACCTTGGAAACTGAATATTGATTTCGGTGGCGTAGCGGTTTGATCCGGCAAGACAACGATAGCGCACCATATCGTAGGGGTGGTCTTCGGCGTCGCTGTCTACGTCATCAAGCTTTTTCGGATCGCGCGGCAGTGATGGCAGTATCTCAAGCGACGCCGGGCAATCAGTAGTGAAGTATAAGCCGGCTGCTTCTTTCTTCGTGGCATTTTCAAGCATGTCGCGAATAATTTGCAAACCGTTAATGCGCGATCCTTGCGATTTATCGCTAGGCGTCCACCGAACGCCAACGTCTGCCATCTTCTTTTCAATTGTTTCTACATCACGCTCACGAACGTTTGAAATTTGATTATCGGCAGGCCCAGGCATCGGCTGCGTTTTAATCAAACCGCTTTGCATCATCGCGATTTCTCTGTCGCGAATTCCTTCGGCAATTTCCTTAGCAGATAGCTTCAAACCACGATTTGTTCCGATTTCTTTCGTGCCGTACCATTCATTAATCTGAATCAGCGAGCCGGGCGCAGGACACCACGTTGTGCCGTCATCAAGCCGCACTTCTTCGCCATTCGCTTCCGCAAACCAGCCCACAGAGAACGGGTGCGTTGAACCCCAGTCAAACGCCCGGTCAACAATCCAATTCTTGGGTACTTTGAACCGTGGGATTTTGTGAACAGTTTCGCTCCACACATCATCAAGAGCGCCACCGCTAATAACGCTCCAATCGCCATACAACCAAGCCCGACGCAAATTCGGGTCTTTCTGTTCGTTCAGGGTAGCGATATAGAGCGGATCGAGATAGGGATTTTCGCGATATGAACCGAAAATCGCCACTTGCTTGACGACGATAATTTCGTCTTGCTGTGTACGCGGATTGAAAATCGGCACCTCGCGCCGCACAACATGACCGTTCTTAGCCGGCGTGATGAATCGACGCTTGACCCAGTTGTGACCGGGGCCGCTGGGGTTCGTGGTGCTGAAGCACTCCAGGGGAATGGGCGGCAGTGGAAGGCCGTTCGGCGTTTGATAGATGCGATTGCCGTTGGCGTCAAGAGTATGCGGCGTGTGTTCGATTGGATTAAAGCTGCTGCGATTTGTTGACATCATTTTGTCATACAGTTCGCCGGTCGCATGCTTCGTCAATTCGTTCCAACCGAGAAACGGGTATTCGTGACCGTGATAAGTATCGTAGTCCGTCACCTTCTTTGCGTGACGAAAAAGCAGTTCTTCACCTGTGGGCCAAACCCATTTGTAATCGCTGTGCGATTCAAGAAATTTGGAACCGTCTTCAAACAAACCAAAAAAGCGGCGAGATTGTGCGAGCACGTCCGCTAAGTCTTTGAATTCTGTATCGAGAATCATTCCGCGCCAATATGAGCCGTAGCCCATACCGACGCGGCGACGAAATCGCATCAACTGGCAAGCAGTCTTTCCAGGCCCGCGCGTGCCATGCAATAGCGTGTGCTGTGCGCGAGAATCAAGCGCTAAGGTTTGACTGCCGGGAAGTGGTTCCCAAACCTTTTTAATGGGGCTTTGCTGCGCTTGCATTTGTCAATGCGTCTTGTTGTGCGGCAAGCATTGCTTCCCATTGATCGTCGGTGCCATGGTCTTTCACAACCATGACGTTATTGCCGAGATTCACCGGCACAGTAACGTTAACACCGCTGCCGCCGATATGTCCTTCCAATTCAGCAGCAAGACGCAAAGCAGCAATTGCGTTTTTCGAATCAATAGTGTCGTCATTCGCCATTGCCCAAGCGCGCATCGTCATTTGCGCTTTTGACGGAACGTCATCTTTTAGAGTATCAGACCGCAATATGCGCTGAGTTTCAGCGATAACAATCGGATCGTTCGGCCAATTGTTTGCGATCCACATCGCAGCGCTGATGTTGTTTCCGACCACCATAACAGCGGCCTCGAAAAAACGATTTGCGCCCTGGGTACGCAGCAAAGCGGCGGCGTATGACCTTTTTGCTTCAGGGTCAGTTTGCTGCGAAAAAGAAAATGGGGCCGACATAATGGCCCCATTCTATACGGCAAACGTTGGAAACGTCTAGCCGCCGCGACGCTTGTCGATTTCAGCTTGCAACGCTGCCCGCGCGTCCACATCGGCGGCGAACATGGCGTTAAGTTCTTCGTCCGTCAGGTCGCGCCCTTGGCTGCGGGCTGATTCGATGGCGGTCGTCAGTTCCACGGCGCGTTGAGTCAGCCCCATCAGCAATTGAAGTGCCAGTGCGATGTTGTCGGTTCCCATCACGTTCCTTTCGATGCGATGTAGCCCTGAAGGGCTGTCAGAATGGCAAGCGTTGCTTGCAACTTGTCGGTTGCAGCGGCGGCATTCGTGCTGTGCAGCGTGCGTGCAACCTTCAATCCTTCCACGATTGCGTCAGCTTGCTTTTGCACGTTTTGTGCGTCAGCCGCTGTGATTTTCTCGGCTTGCAACAACGTCAGCGTTGCGCGGCGAACTTCGGTCACGGCCGAAATTGCCGCCGCCTCGCGTTCGTTGAACGTTTGCGGCGTCGGAACGGCATTGCATGCGTGCAGCGCAACGCCAAAGAAAAGCAAAAGCAAAACTTCGACTGCAAGACGGCGCATATTCACCTCACGGTTTGAAATCGGGAAGACGTTTCCCTGCTTTGAAATCGGCGATCGTCAAACCGTTCGTCCACTGAAAATGCGGATATTCTTTGAACGTCTTCCAATCGCCGGCCCATTCGAGCCCGCACAACTTTCCAAGAATCCCAATTTGCGTCCACAACATAACGTCAGCTTTTGTTGCGGTGCTCCAATTCGGTTTTCCGTTCACAATTGGCACCACGTCATATGCGCAACGCCAATTGTGAAAAGAATCGCCCGCTTTGGCATTCGTGACAATTCGGCCTGGATTACCAAAACGGCCTTGATTGTACAAGGCCGTTTGCGCTTCATCGTCGCGATATGTTGAAGTAAGCAACAAATCAATACCGTGTTCCTTGCACTCTTTCGAGTGTTCGAAATACATCGCGCGAACAATCGGATGCAGTTCGTTAGGATCACGGCTATTAATCATTGCGTCGCCCACTTCGTATTACATATCACGGTTTGAATTTTCGCAGTGGTTTGGTAGCAGGCGCCTCGCTCCACGTGTACGAAAAAGGGTCGGACGACGCCACGCCCCCACCGTAGCACGTTGCCGCGTTGTTGTCCTGCGTGCACCCGTAGGTGTTGCTGACAGTCAGCACCAGCGAATACGTGCCCACAGGAAGCCCGGCGAGGTCGCAGGTGGGTGTGACGCTGCCGTTCGCGTCCTTGGGCATGGCGCAGTCAATGCGCTGCTGGCCGTTGACGGTCACGTATGCGGCGGTCGGCTGAAACGGCCCGGCCGGGTACGGATCGGAATACAGCGACGGCGCTGCCACGGCGAACGCTGCGCACAGCATCGCAGCCAGGAACAGGAGGGACTTTTTCATTGCGGGGCTTTCTCAGGTTGTTGCGTCACAGGCGCTTCGGATGCGACAGTGACAGTTGGGGAAACGGTGAGCGGCACTGACGTTGTGGCGACATGTTGCGCAATGGTGTCGTCTTTTTGCGCCGATCCCTGCGATGTGCCGATGAAATACATCACAGCGGCAACCACCAATGTGACAAGCGTTTGTTTCAACGACTCGTCCATTTCGAATGTGGGCATGATTGCCGGCATGAAAAGCGCCACTCCGAAAAAGCAAAGCAAAATGCCGGCAATCCATGCCGGCATGCG